ATACGTTAAAAGTAAAGGCAGGCACAGGCTCAACAGCTTGGACTTCTTTGGGTTACTTAATTAATACTGGCGGTTACGCAGCGTATTCAGACACAACAGCTAACTTTACAGGAACCCTTCAAAACGGCGGTTCTAATGTTGTTGTTGATACTGACATTGGCGCTACCGTACAGGCGTTTGATGCAGACACAACAAAGAACGATGTAGCAAACACCTTTACTGCAAACCAAGCAGTTAGTGCGGAGCTTATTGCAACATCATACAACGAGACTTTTGCAGCCGTTACTAGCTCAAGCAACGCTACAACTGTTAACTGTGAAGCTGGTAATGTCTTTAGCCACACACTGACTGAAGCGACTACGTTTACATTCAGCAACCCACCTGCTTCTGGGACTGCCTTTGGCTTTACTCTTAAGATTGTACAGGACGCTTCTGCTAGTGGCTTTGCCGTTACATGGCCTGCTGCCGTTGACTGGGCTGCTGCTACAGCACCTACGCTGACAGCAGCAGCTAGTGCGGTAGATGTGTTTGTATTCTTTACCCACAATGGTGGAACTACTTGGTATGGGTTTACGGCAGGGCAGGCTCTAGCATGAGCGTAACTAAAAAGTTACTAGAGGCTAGCGGTGGCGGTGGTGATCCTGCGTATGTTGATGACGTCTTCTCTACCTACTTGTACGAAGGTACAGGTTCTACTCAGACCATAACCAACGGCATTGATCTTGATGGCGAAGGCGGCTTGGTTTGGATAAAGAACAGGGAACAAACAGAAAGGCATTGGTGGGTTGATACAGAGCGAGGAGTGAACTATGGGTTAGACTCCTCTGACACTATAGCCCAAGTAAACCTTACATCTGTAAACGCCTTCAACTCAAACGGTTTCTCGGTGACGGGAACCAGCGATATTTGGAATGGGTCAGGCCGCGATCTAGTCTCATGGACATTCGCCAAGCAGGAAGGCTTCTTCGATGTCGTGACGTACACGGGTAATGGCGTAGCAGGACGTGAGATACCTCATAACCTTGGCAGTGAGCCGGGGATGATTATCGTCAAGCAAACAAGCAACAGTAGAGACTGGGTTGTTTACCATCGCTCCCTCGGTGCGGGCAAGTATTTCTACCTGAATAAGACTGACGCTGCGGTTACTGGCACAGGTGTGTGGAACAATGTAGAGCCTACTAGTTCCGTTTTTACTGTGGCAAGTGGCGCATTAAACAACGCCAACGGCGCAACATACGTAGCCTACGTCTTCGCCCACGATGCTCAAGAGTTCGGCACAGACAGTGACGAGAGCATCATCAAGTGTGGGAGCTATACGGGTAATGACAGCAGCGACGGCCCTGAGATAGACCTTGGCTGGGAGCCTCAGTGGGTTCTTATAAAGAGTTCAAATGGTAGCTATCCATGGATAATGTTTGACAATATGAGAGGAATAGTCACCGGAGGAAACGACCCTTACGTAGAAAGCAATAGCACCGCTGCCGAAGCTAGTGTAGCCTCATTTATAGACCTGAAGCCTACTGGATTTAAGCTAACGGCGGCTTCTAATTACTCCAATGGCTCAGGCAAAGAATACATCTACATGGCTATCCGCAGGCCGATGAAGCCAGCAGAGGAGTTCGATCCAGATGAGTTGTTTGCTACTGTAGAAGGCACAAGCAACGCTACGCCTGCAACAGTTCCGGGGTTCATCTCTGGGTTTCCTGTGGACATGGCTTGGTATAAGACACCTGCTTTAACTGGAGGTCACAACTTAAGTGCCAGACTAATGCAGGGGAAATACTTAACTCCGGAGTCGAGTGCTGCTCAGGGTACGTTGGCCTCAAATACTTTTGACCATATGAATGGATGGAAGTTCGAGGACGCCAACACTGTTATAAACTCATGGATGTTCAGACGCGCCCCCGGATTCTTCGATGTGGTGACGTATGCGGGTGACGGTGTAAATGGGCGTGAGGTGCCTCATAACCTTGCGGCTGTGCCTGAGATGATTTGGATAAAGAACGGACAACGTTCCAATACAAGCTGGCAGGTATATAGCAAGTCAATTGGAAACGAGTATAGGCTTGAGCTTGATGGCGCTGGTGCAAGTACTGGGCCTTCTGCTTCCTTCTGGAACAGCACGACTCCAACTAAATCAGTGTTTACTCTAAGTGGCGAACTGGCAGCGAATGGCAGCGGCGAGGCCTGCATAGCCTACCTCTGGGCCTCAGTCCCCGGCATCTGTGACATCGGTAGCTACACTGGGACAGGCGCTAATAGGAACATAGACTGCGGCTTCACCAACGGAGCTAGGTTTGTGTTGATTAAAAAGTATGAGGGTGGGGCAGGCTCTTGGTATTACTTCGATACGCTGCGAGGAATCGTTACCCGTAGCTCTCCGTACTTGCTTTTGAATACAACACAAGCTCAAAGCACAGACCCAAAACAGTCAGTAAGTCCTGTGGCCTCAGGGTTTTCTCTGCTTAACTCACTAGACGCTGAAGCTGCTAACTACCTGAACACCACGGGTCACAAGTACATCTACATGGCAATAGCATAAGGAGCAAGACATGAAGTACAGAAACAGGAACGACGGCTCCTTAACAACTAAGAGCCAACTAATATCAGAGCACTCTAACACTAGCCTACCTAAAGTGTGGACAGCAGAGACGCTGGACTTCCTTGGTGTAGACCCAGTGTTGGCTAGCCCTAAGCCGCCTTTAGGAGACTATGAAGTAGCTGTAGCAGCGCCCCCTGAGTTTGTCGAGGGTAACTGGGTAGAGGCTTGGACTGTTCAGCCTATGTTCGTAGAGTACACGGATGACACCAGAGGTACTGTATCGGTTGAGATGCAGATAGCTGAATACGATGCTAACAAGTTAGCCAAGGCACGAGAAGGCATGGTTGTATCTATGCGTCAGTGTCGTCTAGCTTTGCTTGCTGACGGAACCTTGGCTGACGTAGACGTCGCAATCGCTTCTTTGCCTGATCCTGACAAATCATCAGCACAGGTTGAGTGGGAATACGCAGCAACAGTTGAGCGTACTTCACCTTTTGTAGCTTCTTTGGGCGCAGCAATAGGCTACGATGATGCTAAGATGGATGATTTATTTAAAGCTGCTGCTGAACTGTAACCGGAGAAACCAATGTCCTCTAAGATTATAATTAAGAATAGTCAAACAGCAAGCTCAGTGCCTACAGCGTCTGAAGTAGACGTAGGTGAGTTGGCTGTAAACGTAGCTGATAAAATTATCTACACTAAAGACGGTTCTTCTAATGTTGTACAGCTAGGCGCTGAAGAGTACATTACGTCTGCTCGTGCAGCCCAGTGGGACACAGCGTACACAACTGCTCCGGGTTCTATCAATGCATCTTTGATTACATCTGGACAGTTGCCCGCTGCTCGCCTCTCTGGTAGCTACACGATTAACATTACAGGCAACGTGACAGGTAATGTTACATCGACAGGTACGTCTACGTTTAATACCATACAGATTGGTACTAAATGGACAGTTACTGAGTCTAACAACAGACTCTACTTTAGATACAACGGCGCATCTAAGGCGTCTATTGACGAGACTGGTCTGCTTAGATTAGCTAGCACTGTAACCGAAAGTACAACCCCATAAGGATTTAGATATGAAAGCTCTTGTTTCTTCTTTGTTGTTTCTTAGTTTTGCCGCTGCTGCTCAAACTGTCATCATGTACGACGACGGCTCTACGTACACTGTAGCGCCAAATGAAGACGTATATGTATCCTCAGCCCCTTTGTATCGCTCTGTAACTATTGCTGGCGCACAGCCTAACAAGAACCGTGACTACGTAGCCCCGCCCGTCATAGGCGATGAGGTGTGTTGGGAGTGGGCAGGTATTGCAGCACCCGCAGGCTACAGCACTGAGGCTTGTTATGTAGAGGAAGAAGTTGTAGAAGTTGTCGAAGAAGAGTGTACACCAGATAGCTTGACATTCGGCGGCTGTTAACCATGAAGTACCTGCTGTTTGTTTTGCTTGCAGGCTGCTCTGGCACACTGACTGAAACTAGGTCGGTGTGTCTTGGCTTATGCGTAGAAACTACATTAGAGACTGAGGCTGTGAGCAAAGAGGTGCATAGTGAACGTAGACGAACGTAGAATTGAACGCATGGAAAACACTCTCGACAAAGTATGCGAAGCTGTTAGCCAGATCGCAGTAGTCGATGAGCGTATAATGTCGCTTCTTAGTAGGCTGGATCGTTTTGAAAAGCGCCTTGATGAACAAGAAGGCAAAATCATTGAGCTTTCTGAGGACGTTATCTTAAACTCTAAACTAGTTAAGACCAGTGAACGTTTCTTTTGGGTAGGCGTCAGTGCTCTGGCGTCTTTCATTGTTTACATGGTGCGCTAATGCTTGATCTTTTGATAGGCCCAGTCACAGCTCTGCTTGATAAGTTCATCCCTGACACCACAGAAAGGAATAGACTTGCTCATGAAATATCTACGATGGCTGAGAGACACGCTCAAGAGTTGGCTAAGGCCCAGATTGAAGTTAATAAAGAAGAAGCTAAAAGCACTTCTATCTTTGTGTCTGGATGGCGTCCAGCGGTTGGGTGGGTCTGTGTTAGCGGAATGGCATTTAATTTTATCTGCGTTCCTCTTGGGAATTTTTGCTTCTCTGTATCTGGGATGGCTGTTGTATTGCCAGCCTTGGATTTGAGTGAGATGCTTCCGGTGCTTATGGGAATGTTGGGGTTGGGCGCTATGCGCTCCTTTGAGAAAGCCAAAGGCGTAGCGAGGGATAAGTAATGCCTAGAAACACAGAATATCAAGAGCTAGGCGAGATAGGCAGCGCAGGCGGCGTTAATGTTGGGTCAAAAACGCCACAGCAGCAGACCTCAACTCCGGGAGCAGCGCAGACACAAAACTCTGCCATCCGCGCAGAAAACATAGACAAAAAACAAGAGTGTAACCTGACTGGTGGTTTTTATAATAGAGGGAATTGCTACAAAGGAGAAGATGCCCTAGATGTTATTGAAGGCATAGGAGAAAACTCCCCTGCTTACGAGAGGGCGCAAGAGTGGTTGGCTGAGTACAACGCAGAGCCGGGATTAGACGAAGACACCACGGCTGACGACACCACTGAAAACATAGAACAGCAAGAAGCTGAAGCCAGTGAAGAAAACGCTATGCAGGCTGCTTTAGACGGCGACTGGGAATCTGTTATAGGTGCGTTCCCTACAGCAGAAGAAGCTTCAGACTGGCTCGCTAGCAATTATGAAAAATTAAAAGATGCTTTGGGGAATTTAGTTTCACAAACTATAACGCCTAACGACTACGCAGAGTGTCAGGGAACCGGAAACGGCGGTTACGCCACGCAAGGTGAGTGTATAGTTGCTAAGACGAGAGCGCAGATAGTTATTCCCGGATTGCCTCCCATACCTCTTCCCGGCGTCAAGTTAGAAGACATACAAGAAACGGCTGAAGAAGCATTAGAGAGTGTTAAAGAGGTTCTTGAATCCGCAGGGGACGCAGCAGCAGGCGCGTGGGAGTGGGTTAAGGGTGCTGTAGACGACGGCATAATAGATGTAAGCTCAGTTCTTAGTAGCGTTGCAGCAGGGGACTACACCTTTGGCGGTTTGTTTTCAGGCTCAGGCGGTAAAAGCGAAGGCGGCGTAGAAGTACCTGTAGATACAACAGAAGAGACTCAAGAAACTGTAGGCGTTTCTGAAGATGGTTTAACCTTTGGTGGTTTTCCGGGCGAAGGTACAGTTGCTTCTCAAAACGTTGGAGAAACTCCTGACTTAGTAATTCCCGGAGGTGTTACAGAAACCACGACAAACAGCGGTATGCTGACTGGCGCTAACGAGAACTTAACCTTCGGCGGTGGCAGCAGTATTACAGAGCAAGACATTAATGGTCTTTACTTAAACCTTCTAGGGCGTGACGCCAAGCAGTCAGGTCTTGACTACTGGATGGGTGACGTAGAGAGAGGTGCTACGTTAGACGACATAGAATTTAACATTAAGCAGTCTGAAGAGTATAAAAACTTAAACGCTAACGATGATAGTGATGATTTTACATTTGGTGGTGACAGTGGGTCTGCGGACAGCACTGTAACTACAGGTACTAACGTTCTTGACCTGTCCGGAGGCAGTAAAGACGCTAACGATGATAGTGATGATTTTACCTTTGGTGGTTACGACGGCGTAGATAACACTACTGTGACCGGAGGGGGTAATCTTGACCTGTCCGGAAACGGAGGTAACGTTGAAGAAGTTGTAACAGGAACCGTAGTAGATCCTAAAGAAGTCGTAGAAGAAGTCGTAGTAGATCCTAAAGAAGAGACTGAAGAAGTTGTAATTTCACGAACGCCTGACGAAGTTCAGCAAACTGAAGACATTTTTGAAGGTCGGATTTCAACAGGACTGCCTCCGCTAGAATCCTTACCCCCAGAACTCACTAAAGAGGAAGAAGAGGAAGAAGAAGAAGAGACTATATTAACTGGAGGCGGCGACGATAGTTTATTTAGCGGAAGTCTTTTAAGCGGTGCGGGCGCAGCAGGGTTTTCTCCGTTTATGGCAGGCATTACTTATACGCCGTTAGAAGTTCAAGATGTCATACAGTCACCGCAAACAAATTATGTAGCAGAGTTAGATAAAATTATTAACAGAAGCATGTTTAAGGGAATGATAGGATGACCTATTTAGAAGTTGTCAACAATGTGTTACGAAGACTGCGCGAGGATGAAGTGACATCAGTGCAGGACACCACGTACAGTAAGATGGTTGGTGATTTTGTTAACGACGCAAAGCGCATGGTAGAAAACGCATGGGATTGGTCAGCAGCACGTTTGACTATGACTATTACAACAGAAGAAGATGTGTTTAACTACGTACTCACAGGCACACAGAACCGCCTTAAGGTGCTGGACGTTATTAATGACACCTCTAACTTCTTTGTAGAGTACCGACCTCAACGTTGGTTTGATGATCACTACCTGATACAGCCTGTCGTTAAAGGAACACCACAGTTCTACACGTTTAACGCAACTGACCCCGCTGGTGACACACAGGTTGATCTGTACCCCAAGCCTGACGGTGTGTACAAGGTTCGTGTTAACGCTATTGTGCGCGACGATGATCTCACGCAAGATGCTGAGAGCGTGATTGTGCCTTCGGCTCCTGTTATACATTACGCTGTTGCGTTGCTTGCGCGTGAGCGTGGCGAGACAGGTGGCATATCTGCACAGGAATACTTTGGTATTGCTGATAGATTTCTAAGTGACGCTATTGCTATAGACGCAGCCAAGCACCCAGAAGAAGTTATTTGGAGCGCTCCTTAATGTCCCAGAACCTTCAGAGTCTAAACCTTGTAGCTCCTGCGTTTCGTGGGTTAAACACACAAGACTCTCCGCTGTCTCTTGATCCGTCGTTTGCTATTGTTGCAGACAACTCAATCATTGACAGGCGTGGACGTATCGCAGCGCGTAAAGGATCAGCTACAGTCACTACAAACAAGACAGCGTTAGGTACAGATTACATTAACGCAATTGGTGAGTACCGGGATGACTTAGGAAACTCTAAGCTTTTCTCTGTAGGTAACAACAAGATACTTTCTGGAACTACTACGCTAGTTGACGAGACTCCTTCAGGCTACGCAATCTCAGCCAACAACTGGAAGATTGTAAACTTCAACAGCAACCTCTACTTCTTCCAGAGAGGTTATCAGCCTTTAGTGTACAACCACACGCTAGGCGCTGTAACACCAATGTCCACTATACAACACGCTAGTGGCGTCACATCAACAATGTACGGCGGTGAAGTCTTAGGTGCTTTTGGTAGGCTCTGGACTGCTGACTTTATCGGTGACAAGTCTACAATCTACTGGTCTGATTTGTTGTTAGGTAATCAATGGTCTGGTGGAAGCTCTGGCAGCATTGACATATCTAAAGTGTGGCCTAACGGTTACGACGAGATTGTAGCCTTAGCAGCGCACAACGGATTCTTAATTATCTTTGGGCGTGACAGCATTGTTGTTTACGAAGGTGCTGAGTCGCCAGCATCTATGACGCTATCAGATACCATTGAAGGCATTGGTTGTGTCGATAGAGGCACTGTGCAGAATTTAGGTACTGACTTGTTGTTTATGTCTAAAGAAGGGCTGCGTAGTATTCAGCGCACCATACAAGAGAAGTCACTGCCTCTGTCAGACCTGAGCAAGAACATACGTAACGACATTATTACTAACATTACTGAAGAGACTGAAGAGCTTAGGAGTGTGTTTTCTCCTGAGAACAGTTTCTACTTAATTACGTTTGCATCACAGCAACTGACATACTGCTTTGACCTACGTGGCACATTAGAGAACGGCGCGTACCGTGTTACTCGCTGGCCCTCTAACGGATTCAAAAGTTACTTCAGAGATGATGACGGCACGTTATACATTGGAAGCACAGCAGGGATCTCTACGTACTCAGGTTACAACGACGGCACTGGCACTTACCAGTTTGTTTATCAAAGTCCTGCGTTGTCATTTGGTGACACAGCTAGACTAAAGATTCTAAAGAAGTTGCGTCCTACATTTGTTGAGGGCAGCGGCTACACAGTAAATGTAAAGTGGTCATTCGATTTTGGTGAAGCATTCAGAACAGCGTTTGTTAGGTTAGCCAGCCAGATACCTGCGTACTTTAATGTAGCAGAGT